GTGATCTAAGACCACATCAAACTCCATCGTTGAGAAGTTGTCCAAAAATTTGCCGATTATCTGATTGACCTGTATTTGTTCTTCAGGTTCAACCGCTTCAAATTCAGCTCCAATAATTCTTTGTATCTTATCTACAGAATAATACTGTTGCATATTAGACACTGCCATTTCTAGCGTATTCTTCTTACAAGTGTCTAAGTTCTCCATCTGCTCCATTAAGGTATTCATGCCCTGACGAATCCTAGTCTGTACTGCTAGACCTGACTCACTCGAAGAGGTTGCAACACCCATCATTGGGTCTGTAGCACCACTAATTTCCTTTGCATCAAAGTCACTTCTCTGTTCAAAAGAAGCAATCGTTGGTACAAGAGCTGTGTGCTGATTCGACCACTGAGTCATAAAGTCAGAAATCCGTCCTTTGTACCCAGGGATTCCGATCCATTCTCCATTACCAGAAGCTCTGTTCATCTCTTCTGCAGTAACCTTATTTCCTGTAAAGATACCACCACCCTTTGGAGAGCGATTAATAATATCTAAGGCTTGTGACCTACGCTTATTCTTCTCTCTTTGAGGGTCTTTTAAATTTTCTACCAAGCCAAATGTTTCCACCGTATTCCCATAATCCTCAAAAGTATAGAAAAATGGAATTAATGGGAATTGATTGTGTTTGTAAGGATTCGGTGTTTTTTCCTGTAATACCCTAGCTCCTGCAAAAACAGTAACATAGGTCTTAGGAACGCTTTTCGCTACTACACTTAATTCTACTGGAGCTACCTCCATCTCAGGTCTTTCCATAATTTCTTTAATGGCAAGATTTGCTTTCCGCTTGGTCTTAAAGCCTTCCTGAGAGAATCTTCCCGTTTGTGGATTCACTAAATAAAATTCTTTTTCGTATTCTCTTTCCCAGAGTTCAATAATTCTGATCTTCTTACGATGAGCATCCATATTATAGGCTTCCATGCTCTTAAAACCGTAGTTAGGGTCTACATTCTTATACTTGTCACCTAATTGCATCCCTAATAATGATTCTTCACCCATAAAGGTTTCTTGTATATCTTCTGCGTTTTTCACATCTCTTAGTGCATCTGGGAACATTTCTTTTGCTTGAGAGATAGATAAGAGCTTGGTTCTCGCTAATCTTCCCCACTGGGAACAATCAGGAGAGGTTGCTTCTGGGTCCATTAAAACATTCGCCCACGATTCTCTTCTAATATGGATCTTACTATCAAAGTATTCACCTGGTTCTACGGATATATCTACCCAACCACGACCTGTAATTACACCGTCCTTAAAGACACGACTGAACACATTCTGTAAGGATTGGCTTTTATCAACATGATACAATAAAGAAGTAATTAACTTTGCTTCATTGTCATCATTCATTTCTACGGGTCTGGCACGGTACGATGTTCTGCCTTGTCTTTCAATACCAGTTACCAAATTAACTTTGGGGAGGATAATATTAAGCTGAAGGGGAGGACGACCTTCTGCTCTTAACTTTGATATATCAGAACTATCCCATTGTCCAGTTCCGTACCCACCCGTATAAAAATACATGGATTCTCTTGCAGCCTGCATGAACTCTTTGTTACCGCCCTGCATGGCTTGAAATACTTCGTGTAAATATGCTAGATCGCTCATATACCCATCCAACTGGTTTTACGCCTAAATAAACTTGGTGTTCTATACTTATCTCTGCGTTTTGGTTTACTGGAACCTTCTACCGCATGAACTAAATACCGAACACAGTCCATTGCGTGGTCATTCTTTTTCACAGGCTCTTCTGGTGCGCTTTTTTCGCTATGCCCATGCTTTAATTCTTTCCATTTATAATCCATGATCTCATCCAATAAAAATCCCATATTTCTAACATCAAAGAATTTTAACTGACAATGACCATTCTTATCTGTCGTTAAGTAGCGTGCTACCCTATCAAAACCTGCACGCTTATCATTATTTGCTCTCTCCCACTCAATACCATACTCTTCCCACTCATCTGCAATCGAATATCCGTCACGCTCAGTCCTATTAATTGACGGGTCGGCAATGAAAGTGTAGTCCATTCCTGTCTCTAACCTATCTTCTACCATTGGTACGATCTCATCTATCCTCATTTCATCACCATAAATAATGTCATACACAAAGATATTCTTCTCATCGTCCACTGCAGCAAATAGTATGCTAGTCGGATTTTTATACCCATAGTCATACACCACATACCGATTCCACCATTTTGGCATATCAAATGCCTTTATTAAGTGGATCTTTTCGTCAAACATCGGATAAACCAAGCCTGCAAAATCATCCCAACTGCAATACACATAGCGATTAACCCACATTGGAGGCATGGAGAGTAGATGTTTGATGTAGTCTGCAGGGAGGTGTGGGTTATCGCTATAAACTTTCACTTCAGCATCGGTCTCAGGAGGAGGCACATCTGGTGTCCAAGTACGAGTCTCGATCAACCTGTAGTCCCCTTTTGTCTTATTCTGCTTTTCTTTATGCTGTTTAAACTTCTTCCAGACCCAATCATGTCCTGCAGGGTTACAAGTATGAAAACTGCAACGCATCACACCTTTCTTCCTTAATTGACCTGCCGCAGCAATAAAGGTTTGTTCTGAAATCTCTTCCAACTGATCAAACGCATACCACCCTAGATTCATTGACTTAATACGCTGTATCGAGTCCCTAGAGTCATCTAAAGCCATATAGACTATCCTTGAACCATTTTTAAAGATAATTTCTCTATCTTGAGACCTGTGCTTGGAAACAAAACCACCCGCTAAGTCCAGTAGTTGAATTAGTGTTGATTTCTTGAACGCATCGAGTACCTTACGCCCCATTAGTCCTAAGTTATTCTCATACGCTGCACTTTGTTGGATCGCTTCCATGCACATGGCCTCGGTCTTTCCTGTTCCTAAACTGCCTGCAAGCAAGTGATGCTTGCTCCAACCTGTATATAAATGATATTCTTGTTGATGTGGAAGGGGGTCGGTAGGCGTTCCATCTGGATACTTATAGGTTACTAAAATATCGTCATTCATGCTATGTTCTTATATAACTCTTTCCAGTTTATGGGTAAACTACCGTCCGTTTCTAAATTAAAAATCTTGATCGCTACATCCGTAATTTCTTTCGATTCTACTTTATCCAATCCATATAAGTCTCGCAATATGTCCAGTAAGAAGTCCCTGGGAGACAAATATTGTATGTCTCCTTTATCATCTACAGCGTATGGATAATACTTCATTTCATATTCTTGATCATTTTTGATCTATCTTTGGGCGTTATTCCTGCCACCATCACATTCACTTGTGTGTTGGTCGCATTGGTTCTATCCCTGTACTTATGTGGATCTAACGCTTTTAACTGAAAAATACGCTCTGCTGTATTCTTTGCTTCTGATGCCTGTTCATAAGAGAGCTTTTCCAGTCCATCTAAGCGTTCCTGGTTAAAAGACTTTCTTAACACATCCACAGCTTGTGCAAACTGGGGGTCGTTCTTCATCGCATATTGGACACTACCATAATAAAACCCCATCTTATTAGCTGCGATCGAAGGAAATCCGTGACACTCAACCATTGTCTTTAAAAAGGCATCTTTCTTCTCATCGGTAAAGCGTACCTTTTTACCTGTGTCTATCTGTAGGGTGTTTAAGAAATTGGCGTAGTATTCGTTGTCATGCAGGTTTTTTACCGCCTTTTTGACAGCCGACTTCTCCATCTCCTTTGGTGATTTTTTACGGTGTGCGTCTTTCAAATCGGTTGGAATATATGTAATGAAATATGTTATATAAAAGTAGTAATCCTTGTTATTGTGGAATTTAAAGAAGTCTTGATTTGCTCAGAAATTTGTACGGGTGACAACATACATACCCCTCGCCCTCCGTCGTCGTTGGTATGGGGGGGTGGTCTGCCCTCGTTAATATGTCGCACCTTGTCGCAACACCTTATAATTAATTAAATCAATTCTATTCCGTCCGTCCCTTTTATATCTATTTATTGCTGCACTTACACGCAATTATATTATCCAATGCTTTATGATCCAATGCCTCGCCTCTATTACATACTATTACATATCATTACAGAATTGTTATTGTATCGGATCATTTCATTTGTAATTTAAAGCAGTCAAATAATCACAAAACATAAACGCTTGAGGAGGCAAATATGACACATAGTAAGAAAATACAAGAACTTAGATATGCTAAGATAAATTTATATGCAGAGTATAATGCATTAATAGCAAAGCATTCTAAGGAAAATGATACATATATGTTAGATATAATGCGAAGAAATAATCCACTAGAAGAAGCTTTGCTTGTATCTATAAATGCAATAGAAGAAGTAATTAAAGCACTTGAAAAAGAGAGCGAAGAGTTAACTAATCTTTTTAAGGGGGCAAAGTAGGATGAAGAGAACAATAAATCAACACGACTTTGTAAATGCCTTTCAAGGTACTTATAAAAATCAATTCTCATACGAAGGGAAGATTGCACTATACGAATATCTTACACAATTAGAAGAAGATACAGGTTTTGAGATGGAACTAGATGCGATTGCGATATGTTGCGACTTTGCAGAATACGAAGACTTTACAGAATTTTTAGGAGATTATGAGGACTATGCAAAAGACCACAATATAAAAAATACAGAGGACTTACAAGAACATACACAAGTAATAGAATTTACAAGTGCAGAATCAAGTCGTATAAAATCACTTATAATACAACAATTTTGATCGAAACAAGAAAGGAAAGTAATATGGTAGATAAGCAAGGCATATTAGATGCTAAAAAAATCATTAATAACTAGAGGAGCGTAAACAATGAATAATAAAAAATATAATATTAGATATGGTGTCTCAGATATTGTTATAGATAGTAATGTAAAATTGCCAAAAAATATAGAGATATATGACAAGGAAGGTAATTTAATTACTGAAACTGAAATTTACTATATAGATACAGAATAGGAGTCGTAAAAATGTACCTAGAAATCATTTTAATCTGTGGACTGATAGTAAGTCTGCAGCAATTAAGGATCATTGATTTAAAAGAAGATTTAAACCAGTGGAAA